TGCGCGTCGCGGTCCTCGCCGATCATCTGCGAATCCGTGGGAACGCCGGGCTGACTGCGGTCTACGTGACCGACTCGAAACAGCACGAGCGGCCGACGCCTGCGGTCGTGGCGGAACAGGCCGAGGCTGAAGCGCGCGCGCGCATGGCCGCCCCCGTTCGGGTCGCGGCGGCGCGGGCAGTTCCGGACGAACAGGCCGCCCTATTCACTGCAATGGGGGAGGCGCTGCGCGCCGGTGTTCAGGTTGTCTCGGTGCCGCAGCTTTTCCCGACGCCGGGTCCGCTGGCCGCGAGGATGGTCGACTTGGCCGAGATCGCGCCGGGGCACACGGTCCTCGAACCGAGCGCGGGCACGGGCGCGCTGTTGGACGCCGTCCGTGCGGCGGGGTTCTTCACCGCGGCGGTCACTGCTGTCGAGATCAACGAGGGTCTTGCCGACAGGCTGCGACTCCGGTTCGACGACGTGAAACAGGCGGACTTTCTCGCGTGTGACAGGCTCGGGACATTCGACCGTGTCCTGATGAATCCGCCCTTCGAGCACGGCGCGGACATCAAGCACGTTCTGCACGCCCGTTCGCTGTTGAATCCGGGGGGCCGTCTGGTCGCGATCTGTGCCGGGGGGCCGCGGCAGGAAGCCGTCTTGCGCCCGCTTGCGGCCACGTGGGAGGAGCTGCCGGCCGGAACTTTCGCCGGCACGGGTGTGCGGGCGGTGCTGCTGACGATCGAAGCTGGCGCTTGAAAACGTGTTGACATTGGGTTGACAGTAACTACACTGATAAGAAAGGAAGGCTGGGGAAAATGGCACGACCGAGAAACAAGTTCGCACATCGGGATCCGTTCCAGGTGCGCATGAACCCGAAAGAGAAACAGGAACTCGAAGAGGCCGCGCGCTTGAGCGGGTTGCAGGTCAGCACGTGGATGCGCGTGATCTGCCTGGAGGCCGCCCGTGCCAAGAAGGCGGCGCGTGCGGCGGTTGGGGTCACGGCGACGGCGTGATACCGTGCGTGCATGCGGGTCTTACGGTTGCGCAAGTGGGCGCGGCGCCGATTGCGCCACGGCGCCTTGGATGATCTGGTCAAGTACGCGGCAAGACGCGTGGGACTCGAACCGGTGGAGCGCGAGGTTTCCCGCGCGGGCGGGAAGACGCACAAGCAGATCTACTGGGTCGCGCCGGACATTGCGAAGAGTCTCAAGGAGCGGGGCATCGCCAAGGAGCCCGATGCGGCCGGGTTGGCCGCGCATCGGGCGGGCCGTGCCAGCGACGGCAAGCCTGACGTACCGACTGGTAAGAAGTGGTCGCCCCCGGCGCCCGAGCCCGCCGGTCTGCCGAAGTTCACGCACACGAAGAATTTCAACAAGAATCCGATCGACCACTGGGATCCGGACAAGCAAGAGTTTTCTGGTGTGGTCGTGACCGATCCGAAGCGCGCGGCCATGCACGCCCAGATCATCAAGGATGCGCTCGACAAGGTGGCGCCGACACCGCCCGAGGCGGTCAAGCACGCCATCTTGATGATGGGGGCACCCGCTACGGGCAAGTCGTCCATGCTTCAAGGAACGGACGAGAGCAAGTTCGTGAAGGTGGATCCGGATTTGATCAAGGGTGACATCCCCGAGTACAAGACGGCGCTGGCGGGGCCGGTAGTTCCGCAGCGCGCGGCATACATGGCCCATTCGGAGTCGAGCTACGTCGCCAAGCAGATACGGAACGAGGCAATCGCGAGTGGCCGCCCCGTCGTGGTGGACGGGACCGGGTCGGACTCGAAGGACATGCTGGGTCTGATCCGCAAGCTCAAGGATAACGGGTACCACGTGTCCGTGCTGGCGTCTGATCTGGAGGACACCGATACGGCTGTCTTGCGGGCGGCCGAGAGATCCGAACGTGAGGGTCGCGTGGTGCCCGAGGACGTCCAGCGTGAGATACACAAGGAGGTTCCCGTCAGCTTCATGAAGGTAGCCGCGGATAGCGGCGCCGACGACGTGACCCTGTTCGACACGTTTGATCGGGCGCCGCGCCCGGTGTTTCGCCGGTCGGTTGACGGCGCTGTACGGGTGCACGACCGTGCGTACCTTGATCGGTATGCGAAGCGTGGCGGTGACCCGCTGAGCCGCGTGTTCGACGAACGCGGTCCCCACATCGACGAGGAGGAGCGCCGTGAACGCGAATCTAGCTGACGGGGCTGTGTGGTCGGAACGACAAGGAGTCTGGAAATGCCGAAGCTAGTGCCTGGGTCACCCGAGTGGCGTGTGAAGGCGAAGAGCGAGATCGAAGAGATCGTTGCGAAGATGCTCGAAGCCTACACGGAAGCCGAGGACGAGTTTGCGGCCAAGCCGAAGATGTTCGAGAAGGGTGAAGGCATCCTCTGGCCCGTGGACTGACAGCGAAAGGCGGAACATGGAAAGCGAGAACTATCCGGTGCACGTCGAGGCGTTCGACGTCGTTCTGATCAAGAAGGGTGCGTCGAGCCTGACGGCCAAGGTCGGCGACTTCAAGCGCCTGACCATCGAGGCGTCGTCGTCGTTGGCGGCGCAGCTCGACGATCGCGTGTCGGCCGAGAGCGAGTACGTGCCCATGATGGCGATCCGGCCGGGCGTGATGTCGGAGCCGGAGATCATGGCGCGGCGGCGCGAACTGGAAGGCCCGCCGGTGGACCGCTCGGCGGTGTAAGCGGGGCGCCACATCGTGAACCACAAGCGCAAACGGCCGAAGCATCAGAGAGCTGGCTGTTTGTTCTGCAAACCACACAAAGACGAGAGAGTCAGCAAGAAAACGCGACTGAAGCCCAGCGTGAAGCGGAAGTTGCAACCGGATTGGTAGGAGGTACGGCAAAATGAGTGAAGACAGCTTGGAAAAAGCGGCCGAGAAGATCACACCGCCCGTGCAGGGGCCGCTCGACGAGGGCGACGAAAAGGAGCCCAAGCACGTCGTGGCCGACAAGCTCCCGCCGCTCACGGACGACTAGCGCCGTGTCCGTTCCCCGTTTCGACAACGCGCAGTTTCTGGAGTCGCTCGGGCGGCTGGCGGCATCACGGGATGCCGGGCTGGACGTCATGCGTCCGGACTTCGACGCGCGTCTTCGCGACGAGGTACAGGCGGACGCTGTCGGTGGCCGGCAGATCGCGGACTACAAGGCGGCGCTGGGGCATCACGGGTTCGAGTACGTTCCGGCTCACCTGTTGCGCTGGGTGGACGGCGTCCCCAAGACGGAAGGGGAGTGGCGGTCACAGCGGTTGCACATGGCCCTGACCGATTCGGAGGTGCTGTTTTGGCCGACCCCGGAAAAGTTCTGGAACTGGGTGGAGGGGACGCGGCGGCGTCGGATTCTGGCGATGCGGCGCAGTCGCTGACGCTGCCGCCGGTGCTGACCGTGTACCCGACCACGGTTGCGTCCGAGCCCCTGACGTTGGCAGGCGTGCCTGTCGTGGTACGGGCGCCGGTTCCACTTGGTTGGTGGGGCCGCTTCACGCGGTGGCTGGCGCGCCTCTTCTTGCGCTACAGTCGGATGTCATGAGCACCCTTGTCGGAGGACCCGCACCGCAGCGACCGATCCCGCGCTCGCCGGAGGTGAAGCAGTTCCTCTACGACAACGCGGCCATCGGGGACACCCGGCGCGCGCGGCAGATCGATCGGTACCTCGCGCACTACCACTGCAATCAGTACGCCCACCAGATGCACGATTGGTGGGGCCTGTCGGCGGACCAGATGGAAACGATCTCGCCCGAGGTGCAGGTGCCGTTCGGGTTCACGCAGCCGGCGCTTGCGCTGAACGTGCGGCAGCGGCGACCCACGGTGCCGTTCAACTTGTGCAAGGCGGTCGTGGACCGCTTCACCGGCCTGCTGCTGAGCGACAGCCGGCGGCCTGACGTGGTCTGGGAGGGGGACGCGGAAACCGACGACTTCATGCACGCGGTCATGGACCAGATGCGGTTCTGGCCGAAGATGCGTGAGGCGCGGACCATGGGAGGCGCGGCCGGGTCGGTGCTCATGACGACCCACTTGCGTGACGGACAGTTCGGCTTGGAGATCCACAACCCGCGCCACTTGCAGATCGTGTGGAAGGATCGGCGCCTGTTGCTCCCGGCGGCTGTGCTGATCATGTACAAGCACGTGGTCGAGGAGGAGGCGATCAACGCGCGGACGGGGCAGTCGGAGGGGATGCGGAATGTGGAGTACCTGTACCGTCGGATCATCACCGAGGACGACGACACGGTTTTCTTGCCGCTGCGGATCGAGCCCGGCACGAACGTCGAGATCACGTGGGAGGTGGAGTCGGAGGTGGCGCACAATATGGGGTTTTTCCCGGGCGTTTGGGTGCAGAACCTGTCCGTGCTGGAGCGGGAGGACGGTGACCCAGATTGCTCGGGCGCGTGGCAAGGGTTCGACACGATCGACCGGTTGCTCGCCCAGATGAACAAGGCGGTGTTGCTCAACCTCGATCCCACGCTGACGCTGGCGGTGGACCCGAAGGTCGTGCAGGCGCAGGGTGGCGGTGTCCGCACGGGGAGCGACAACGCGCTCTACGTCGGGCAGGGCGGATCCGCGCACTACCTGGAGATCACGGGATCCGGCATCGAGGCCGGGAACAGGATGTTCACGCTGGTCAAGCAGAACACGCTCGACGTGATCCGGTGCGTGTTGGTGGATCCGCAGACCATCAGCGGATCTGCGCAGAGCGCGCAGGCGATGAAGATCGTGTACGCGCCCATGCTCGAAAAGGCCGACGACTTGCGGGCGCAGTACGGGGATCTGTGCATCATCCCGTTGCTCAAGATCGTGGAGCGCATGGTCCGTGCGTACACGGGCGACCGGATCATCGACGGCAAGCGCGTGCAGTACAAGTTCCGTCTGCCGCCGAAGGTGGTGACCAAACCGGTTCCCGAGGACGCGCCACCGGGCACCACACCCGAGACGGTGCTGGTCGACCACACGATCGGGCACGGCGGCGGGTACATCCGTCTCAAGTGGGGGCCGTACTTCGCGCCCACCGAAACGGACAAGTTGACTGCGGTGCAGTCCCTCATGGGCGCGCGTGGCGGGTCGCTTCTCGACGAGGAAACGGCGGTCACGCAAGCGGCCACGCTGTTCGGCGTGCAGAACACCAATGAAGTTCTGCGCAAGGTGCGCGCGGAAAAAGAGAAAGACGCGGCGAGCGCCGACGCAGGTGCTGGCATGCCGTTCGGAGGCGGGGAAGAGGGCGGAGGGTTCGGGTGATGCGGCCCTGTCGCTTGCTGACCCCTGACGGCGGGTTTGTTGTACGCGTACAGCTCCCGCCTTTCGTGAAGCCACCGGAAGTCGTCCAGTGGGGAAGCCGCGTGTTCGTGCAGGGGTACGGGTTTTCCTGGGACGACGCCGAGCCCGCGTTCGTCGAGGGCATGCTGTGGGCGGCTCCCGTCGAGGTTTCGACCTGATGTTGCGGATCGCGGTGGACTTCGACGGGACGATCGTGGCGGCGCAGGCGCCGTTGGCGTTCTTGCCCGGGGCGGCGGACGGGTTGCGCGCGCTCAAGCTCGCGGGGCACTACCTGATCCTGCACAGCGCGCGGTGCACCCCCATGGATGCCGCGCCGGCCATCGAAGAGGAGGCGGGGCGGTTCTACGAAACCGGCGAGGTGCCGGCACGCGCGGAGGATTCATGGGCGCGGTTTTCCGAGATGCGCGAGTTTCTGCGCGGCGCCGGCACGTGGGACTTGTTCGACGACGTCTGGCAGGCGCCGGGGAAGCCGATGGCGGACTTGTTCGTGGACGATCGGGCCGAGTCGCCAGACTGGCGCGTGCTGGCTGAAACGCTCGGGCGCGCCCCAACTCTGTGATGGGATGTGAGGTTGCTTTTGTCCGTACCCCGGGCGTAGGCTTGCCGAATGACTGACTACGCAGCGTGGGCACGTCGGCGTTCCGGTCGGCCGCAGCCACCGCCAGATCCCGTCGAAGTTGCGGCGCCGCAGCAGATGTCCGCGCCTACTGCGTTGCCGCCATTGCCGCCCGGGTACGTGTACGTCCCGCACGCGCAGTACGGTTTCGTGGCTATGCCGACGGCGGCTGTCATGCCGACCACCGTGGCGGTTCCAGGGGCTGTTCCAACGCGGATGGTGCACGTGCCAACGCCGCAGCAGTGGGGTGCCGTGGCGGCACCTGCGACGACGTGCGTGCTCGTGAAGCCGGGCGGGGAGGATCTGTACGCTAAGCTGTTGGCGGGGCTGCCAGATCTCGTCCCACCCACGCCGTACGATGCCATGGCCGGCAACCCGTCCCCCGCGGTGCAGGCGGTACTGGGGGGGCATTCCGAATTCATCGAGTCGTTCACGCAGGGCGCCCCGGTTGCGCGGGCTAGGGCAGTGCAAGCAGGCAACGTTGCTCCGCTTGCGGAGCTGGCTCCGGGTGCGGCACCTGCCCCGGCGTCTGGGGCGGCCTGATGCCGCGGAAGTTGCTGGGCTGGGCGCGCCGCCGTGTGAAGGCTGACCGCCGCGCGAAGTCGGATGCCAAGGACAAGGCGGTCGTCGAACAGATCCGGAGCGAAGCCGCGGAGCACGGGGTCACGCTTGCGAACGACGGTGAGGGCGGACTGGATCCTGCCCTCGCGTTGCGCGTGTTCCAGCGCGATGGGTGGCGATGCTCAATCCCTGGCTGTACGACAGCGCAGGAAGATCTCGACTTGGACCACATCGGCGGCCACCCGCACGAGCTGCTGGAGGATCCAGAGGCTGACGAGTGGCTCAAGCAGGAAGCCCAGAAAGGCAAGCAGGATACCGAGGCCGGCATCCACGTTCTGTGTCTGCGCCACCACGACGCGGTCCACACGCGCGAGCGCGCGATCGAGCAAGGCGACAAGCCGAAGCCACTGCCAGACGCGGCGGCCTGATGCCGTCCGTAGTCGACGAGGTGCTGCGGCTGCACCGCGCGCAGCTTCAAGGGCTGATCGAGCTGCGCGGCGTCCGCAGGATGCGCAAGTTGTACGAGACGGCACGCGGCGATCTGGAATCGCGTTTGGCCGGCCTGCGGCGCACGAACCGCGACCAGACTTTCAGCGCGCACCACCTCCGGCTCATGCTCATACAGGTCAAGGACGGATTGACGGAATTCGAGCGCGTGTTCGCACGGCACCTGTCCCGTGAGGGCGCGATGGCGGCGGCACTCGGGCAACGGCACTTGATCTCGGCCGCCAAGAAGCTCGAACGGCGCTTCACCGGGCACACGCCCGTTCTGCGCGTGGAGCAGGCTGCGGTGTTGCGCGGGGTGTACGACGGAGTCGTGCCGTCGCTTCTTGATCGGCACGAGACGTCAGTGCGGCGCTACACGCGGCCGGTGGTGGAAAAGATCAAGCTTGAGATGGCGCAGTCGATCGTGCAGGGCGAAGCCGTGGATCGGGCGGTTGATCGCGTGGTCAATACAGACGGTGTCTTCGCGGCGCAGAGGTGGCGGGCAGAGCGCATTGTTCGCACAGAAATGTCGTTCGAGCACAACGTCGTCAAGTACCGGACCATGCAGACCATGTATCGGGAGGACATGCCGGACTTGCAACGCAAGCTGATCGAGACGTTCGACGACCGCACGGGCGACGACTCGAAGCTACTGCACGGGCAGATTCGTGCGATGGGGGAGCCGTTCGTTTACACGCCGCCACCGGGAAAGACGGGGTACCCGCCATTTTTGATGCCGCCTGGAAGACCAAACGACAGGGCCGTCGTGATTCCGTGGCGTCCCGGTTGGGCTGAATCCGCGGTCACGCAAGCGGGTGAGGACGGTCCCGGTGCGGTTGACCCGAGCGTGCCGCCCTTGACACAGTTGACCGCGCCGTAGCACGCTGCACTCGTGTACGCGCCGTCGCTTGAGCCGTTGGGAGACTGGGCCGAGCGGAAGCTCGAAGCCGACGCGCAGGCGCTGACGCTCGCGCAGATGCAGGCTGTCACGCCACAGACGGCGCCGCTCGGCGGCGGCCCCGTGTCAGACCTTCGTGCATTGGGGGAGTGGTTGCTGTCGATAGCCGACGATCTCGAATCTCCGGAAGCCCCCTACTACGCCGAGGCGCCCGCCATAGCTCCCGGGGAGGGCACGCCCGACGAGATCACGGTGCGCATCGCGGAGTTGGTCGGGAACTTGTTGGTGGCGCTTGGCAAAGCACCTGACGTCGGGATAGAGTCCGAAAATGGCAGCGTCTAAGTCACCGGCCGGTGCGCGCACGCTCGACGGCAAGCCAGAAGATCCGACGGGGCCGTTTGCTCCCATGCGCAGCACGTTCCAGTCGGACATGGACCGCGTGCAGTCGGGTGGGCTCGACGACGATCCAACCGACAGCGGCGAGCCGGTACGGAATCGGCGATCGTTTCGCAACCTCAAGGGGGGACGCTAGATGCCCAGTCCACGACAGATCGCGATCGAGAAGAACCGCGGCGAGAACTTCGACCGCGGCGCCGCTGACTACGACGCCGTGGCCGGGACGCCCCCGGGGCTGGTGCGGGAGTCGGCGGAGCCCAGCTACAACGCCGACCCCGTGAACCCGCCCGATCCACCTGCACCCGTTCGCAATCTCAAGAGGTGATCCGATGCCCGACATCAAAGACGTACAGGACTGGGCCGCTCGCAAGGCCGACCAAGGATTCATGGCCGGTGGCGGCGGTGGTGCCGACGATGTCGACGCGGCTGCTGACGCCGGGGTCGACGAGGCCACACCGGTCGACCCGAAAACCGCGATTGCGGATGCGATCGAAACCCTGCGCGCGCTGGCTGACACGCTCGACGGGGTCAAGGACTCTGTCGGGGATGCGGGCGGTGACGTCGGGGAGATCTCGGTCGATCTGCGCGATGGCGCGGACTCGCTACAGGAAGTGGCCGACGGGCTCGGCGAGCCCGAGGAGGACGCCGGTGCGGACGCCGGTGGTGAGGGTGGTGCGGCCGGTGACGACGGTGCCGCCGGCACCACCGCTTGACGGCACTCTGCGCGACGGATACCGTGTGAACCATGCACATGGCTAGTCAGACCGGGGGCGCGGCGTACGACGAAACCGACGAGTACGATCGGAAGCACGGGCGCACCACTTGTGACGACGAGTCCAAGTCGTCGCGTTTGACGGAGACGTCCAACAAGCCGGCACTCGCGCCGATCTCGATCAAGATCACGACCAAGTAGGAGGGCACCGTGGCCGAACCAGAACCAAAAGATCCTCTCGACGCGTACGACGCAAAGCACGGCCGCCCCGAGGCGACGCCGGACGCACCCACGATTTCCGAGGCCGATGCGTGGGGGACCACGCTCAATCCGGTACGGGAAACGCCGCTGGCCGGGACGAACCTCAAGCAAGTCGGCGGCTAGCGTAACGTGGCGATTCCGGCGCAGGTTACGCACACCGGGTCGGTGTCCGCTACCCCGACGGCGGGGAGCGGATTTTCCGGTGTCCCGTCCCTGCAAGATATCCTAAACACGTCGTTTTCGGCGACGTACCAAGTCCGCAAGGGGGCGGCGCCGAGTGTGGTTGGTGCGACCGATTTGCTGCCGTTTGTGCTGCCGTTCGAGACGATCACAAAGGCGCGCATGTTCGCGCTGCGCGTGGCGAGCGGGTCCCTCAAGATGTTGCTCACGTCGGCAGCAGGGGCCGATCAGTTGCTGCGCGTGTCGAGCTTGTTCATGTGGCACGCACCCAACCCGGGTGACGAGCTGACCGCGATCAAGTTGGTCGGCACGGCCGACATTGAGTACATTCTCTGCGGAGATTTGTAGACGCGTTGTTTTGGATCCTGATACGCTGCCCTGAATTTCAAGGAGAAGCCCATGTCATTGCGCGACGAACTGAACCAATCCAACCTGAACCGCACGGGCGACGTCCTCGGTCACGGCGTGAACCTCGGCGATCTGCTGACCACGCTGATCAAGGGCGCGACCCCGACGGAGGCCGGCGTGGTGCCGGCCGCGCACATCGCTACGCTGGCAGCGGTGCCGACGTCGGTGCATCAGGTGAACGCGACCGCCGGTGCCTCGACGGGCATCAAGAAGCTTCTGATCGGCGTGCTGGCGTCGATCACGCCGCTGCCTGGTGAAGCGGTGTGGGGGCGCGGGACCAACAAGATCAAGTTCAACACGGCCGACGCCGTCACGGCGACCAGCGTGCTCTACACGACGGCCGTCGACAAAGCCTCCTCGCTTCTGCGCTCGCTCGAAGAACAGGACACGCCCGCTCCGTAGCACCAACCCCGCCCCACCACGCTGCCGCCGAGCGGTTAAATCGGTGCGTAGGAGGACACGATGCCCGACCCCACCGAAACGCCAACGCCCGCTCCCGCCGCTGCCGCGGCGCCGGCCGCAGATCCGCCTGCTGCCAAGCGGCCACCACAGGCACAGCGCAAGGGGCCGCGCATGATCCACATTCCGGAGGCTGCGTTCAAGGAGCGCGTCGCGCGTGCTGCCGCTGCCCTGCACAAGCAGCGCACGGATGCCGAGCCGGCCTCCGCTGCCGGTGCCGCCGCTGCTGCCCCCGCGGGGCAGGCCGCCGGTTCCACCGACGAGGCGGTCAAGAAGCTGACGGCCGAGAACGCGCGCCTGCGTACGGATGCCGCCAAGGCAAGCAAGCGCGCCGACGACGAAACCCGTCGGCGACAGAAGGAAGTTCAGCGCCTCAAGGATCGGCAAGTCGAGGCCGAGCTGCGCATGGCGGCGGTTCAGGCCGGCATCCGCGACCCCGATTACGCGTTGCACCTGTTTGCGCGCGCGGCGGCGGGCGGCAAGGCGCAGGACCCGGCCAAGTTTTTCACCGAGCTGAAGCCGGCCCACGCGTTTCTGTTCGGGGACGTGGTTGCGGCTCCCCCGGCGCCCCCGGTGGTGACGGCAACCCCGACAACGGCCCCCCCGGAATCGCGCGCCCCCGGCGAAGCGAAGCCCAACGCGGCCCCTGCTGGCGCCCCCCCGGCGGCGCCGAATGCTGACAAGATGTCGCCACACGAGTTTGCCGCGCGCACGCGCGCGGTCTACGGGTTCACGCCGGGGATGTGAAAAATAACTGAACTGCGGTACAAATGCGGGGAAGTCCCCGCACCAAGGAGCTGACAGATGCCATTTCCCGACAGCACAATCGTCTCTTCGACCTTCAATCCCGACGTCGTTGCGGCGATTCAGGATCGCACGCTACAGCGTGTGTTCCGTGATGCGCTCTACCCGCGGTTGCTCTACCGCATGGAGGCCATCGCAGAGCTGTGGGCGATCAACCTCGGCGCGAACTCGACGTTCAGCCGCACCGGCCTGATCCGGCCGACGACCCGGCCGCTCCGCCCGGGCGACGATCCCAAGCCCAAGAAGTACGAGATCGAGCAGTGGGAAGCGACGGCGATGCAGTTCGGCGATACGGTCGACACGCACATGCCGACCAGCTACGTCACGCTGGCGTCGCAGTACCTGCGCAACCTGCATCAGCTCGGCATGCACAGCGGCCAGTCGCTGAACCGCGTGGTGCGCGACAAACTGTTCAACGCCTACGTGGCGGGCAACAGCTTGGTGAACGGCGCGTACGGCGGTGGCACGTCGGTGCCGATCGTGAACCTCGACGGGTTCACCCGCAAGCTGTTCAACGGGCGCCCCACGCCGATCTCGGCTGGCAACCCGCTGCCGATCACGGTCAACGGCGTGCCGGTCAACGCGATCGGATTCACGTCCGACATCGCGGGCGACGAGATCCACTCCGGTACGCTCACGACCGACGTGGCCGTGGCGGCGCTGGCCGGCCGCGAAATCATCCTCGCACGCAACCGTGCGCGCGTGATCTACTCGGGCGGCGGACCGCTCTCGGTCGACTCGATCAGCGCCGTCGACACGTTCCGTCTCGCGGACGTGCGCGCGGCCGTGGCCCAGATGCGGTTCGACAACGTGCCCCCGCACGAGGACGGCAGCTACCACGTTCACCTGGATCCGATCTCCGAGGGCCAGATCTTCGGGGACAACGAGTTCCAGCGCCTGAACCAGTCGATCCCCGACTACATCCACTACCGGCGGTTCGCCGCGGCGTACCTGCTGAACTGCACGTTCTACCGGAACACCGAGGCGCCGACTTCGGCCACGGTGGACGAGGATCCGGAGAACGGGTTCACCACCGGGTTCGAGATGGTCAACGCGACCGCGGTCCCGCTGCACCGCCCGATCTTCACGGGCATGGGCGCGGTCGAGGAGAAGTACCTCGACGAGTCCCGGTACATCAGCGAGGCCGGTGTGCAGGGCAAGATCGGCGAGTTCGCGGTCACCAACGCGGGCGTGCAGGTCATGACCGAGCGGATCCGGTTGATCCTGCGCGCGCCGCAGGACCGGCTCGCGCAGCAGACCGCCAGCACGTGGTCGTTCTCCGGCGACTGGCCGATCCCGACCGACGAGACGTCGCGGTCGAGCCCGGCGTCGTACAAGCGAGCGGTCGTCGTCATTCACGGCGAGTAACCAGCCATGATGCTCGTAGAAGAGGTTCGGTCTGGCGTTCTTGTGGAGCGCCCCTTCAACGCCCCGGCATCCGAAACCATCGACGCCCGGTTGGAACAGATCGGGCCGTTTCGGCAGGACAACCCCCCGGCGACACAGGCCGCCACGGCCATGCTTTTGGGGGCCACGGACGCGGTGGCCCCCACCGGGTTCATCTCCGGTCGGGCCGGCACCATTGTCGGCGTGGTCGCGCGTTCCAACGCCGACTTGACAGCCGGGACGGCGACCGCGCAGGCGTCCGTCAACGGGACGGCTGTGGGTGACACGGCCGTCCTGTCGGATACCGTGCAGCAGAAGATCACGAACTTCGCCACGCCGGTGGAGTTCGCGGCGGGTGCGGCCTTGGGGGTCAAGCTGGCCACCAG